TTTCCAACCCTTAATGAAAACTATGTAATTGGGGCTGACGTTGCAGAAGGTCTTGGACATGGTGACTATTCATCTGCCCACATCATTTCTGCGGACACAGGTTTGGTTGTGGCTCATTGGCATGGGCATGTTGATGCTGACATCTTTGGTGAAGATGTTCTTAGGGCTTTGGGTTATTACTACAATCATGCTCTTATTGGGGTTGAGTCAAACAACCATGGTTTGACGACAATCAAGGGTCTTCAGCGTGCTGGTTATCGCAACACTTATCGCCAGCGCAAGATGAATGCCCGCAATCCAGTGGCAAGTGAGACTATGGGTTGGAGAACTACTTCGGTTTCTAAGCCTTTGGCAATTGACGAGTTGAATGCGTCAATCCGTGATGAGGCTATTTTGCTGTACGACTTCAAGACCATTGCTGAACTCCGTTCATTTGTGCGTGAAGCCAATGGCAAGATGCATGGTTCCCCACATGACGACCGTGTTATGTCGTTAGCCATTGCCAACCAGATGTTGAAGTATGTTTGGTTGCCAGAATACCGATACGACCCAGCACCACCTAAAAACACTTTAGGATGGTGGGAACAACACATAATCAAAGAGAAACAGGAGAAAACTTTACCCATTGGTGCGTTTAATATCCGAGGGTAACGATTAAAGCCTATAGTTATGAAAGAATTCCGCTGTTTAGAGTGTTTGACGACTTTTGAAGCAGATGAATTGCCCCGTCGTGGTTCAATTTGTTTCAAATGCCATATCAAGTCAGTCCGTCTTGGATTTACTTATGGGCAAGAAGACTTCCACGGCCCAACCGTAAAAGAACGTGCAGATGAGCAGGTTCGTGTAGCCAAAGAAGCCGGTATCAATGCCGAGCCTGTCGGAAGTCGTTGGATTTGAGATGGAGATGGTATGGGTACCGATTGTTGTTGCAATCATATCGGGACCCCTCGTGGTCGTTTTGCAAAGACTGCGGAAAGAGAATACCGAGCAACACGAAGAAGGTCGAATCTTGCTCAAAATAATTGGAACTAAGGTTGACAAAATTGGTAGCAGGCTTGACAACCATATCGGTTGGCACGAAGGACAAGAGGACAAATAATGGCTCGGAAATCTAATTCGGAAATCATTACAAGTTACAGAAACAAGATTGAACAAACAAAGCGTTGGAGGCGTGAAGAACGTTGCGACGACCTCTGGGCACGAATGATTGACATGTACCGTGGAAAACATTTCAAGACCGAAACCCAAGAAGACCGTCTGCTTGTCAACATTGCTTTTGCAACCATCAACGTAATCTCACCTAGCGTTTCTGTTAACTACCCAAAGATTACTGTTAATGCCCGAAAGTATGAAGATGCTCCTCGTGCTGTTGTGACCGAAGCCGTAGTTAACTACTGGTGGAGACACTATGAGTGCCAAAAAGAATTCCGTACAGCAGTAAAAGACATGCTCATTATTGGTCATGGTTTCTTGAAGACTGGTTATCGTTTTGTGGAGAAGGATGGTTCGGATTACGAAGCATCCGATGAACTTGCTTCAGCAGCACCAGAATCAATTACAGAGTCTGATTTTATCATTACCGAAGACCGACCATTTGTTGAGCGCATTTCACCATTTGATGTTTTTGTTGACGCTGATGCAACATCCATGCAAGACATGCGATGGATTGCTCAGCGAGTCCGTCGCCCTTTGAAAGATGTAAAGAAAGACAAGCGTTACAACTCTGCTGCACGAAATGAAGCAGCACCTTCGCATTATTCTAAGTGGGGAATTGACGACTGGCGTGGGTCAGTAAGACCACGCCGTAGTGAAAACGAAGATGACGCTTATGTGGAAATCTGGGAATACTACGACATTGAAACAGGCAAGATGTCTGTGTTCTGTGACGGTGGTGACAAGTTCCTTGTCAACCCAACAACAATCCCATTCTCGTTTGGACATCCATTCGTCATGTTGCGCAACTATGAAGTGCCAGAGCACTTCTACCCAATGGGTGAACTAGAAGCAATTGAACCGTTGCAAATGGAACTCAACCAAACACGTACACAGATGATGAACCATCGCAAGCGTTTCTCACGCAAATGGTTATACAAGGAATCAGCCTTTGACGCTGATGGTCGTGCAGCGTTGGAATCAGATGAAGATAACGTAATGGTTCCGGTTATCTCTGAAGAACCACTTGGCGGTGTGATTACACCAATGCCAGCGGTAATCAGTCCACCAGAGTTCTACAACCAGTCGAATCTTATTTCTGGAGACATTGACCGTGTATCAGGTATTTCTGAATACCAGCGTGGTGGAATGCCAGAGATTCGCCGTACCGCAACTGAAGCAGCAATTTCACAAGATGCATCCAACGCTCGTTCTTCGGACAAGTTGGCAATCATTGAACGTGGTATTGGTGAATGCGCCCGTCGCTTGGTGATGCTTGCACAGCAGTACATGACAGCAGAAGGTGCTGTTCGTGTGGCTGGCAAAGATGCACAACCAATCTGGGTAAACTTTGACCGTGACTACATTCAGGGCGACTTTGACTTTGAAGTAGAAGGTGGCTCAACTCAGCCAGTCAACGAATCATTCCGTCGTCAGATGGCTTTGCAAGTTGTTGATGCAATGGCACCGTTTGCTTCGGCTGGAATTATTGACATGCCCAAGTTGGCAACTTATGTTCTCCAATACGGTTTCGGTATCAAGACCGCCGCTTCGTTTGTGACCGCAGCACCTCCTCCAATGCCACCAGAGATGGCTGGAGCGCCTCAGGGCGCTCTGCCACCGGGTATGCCACCACAGGGACCTCCGCCAGAAGCAATGATGCAGGAAGCACCACCGCAAGGTGGAGCGCCAGCAGGATTACCACCAGAGTTGGCAGGATTGCCACCTGAGGTTCTCATGCAACTCATGCAACAAATGCAACAAGGCGGGGGCATGCCTCCTCAGGGTATGTAACGAAAAATCCCAACATATAGAGCAACCCGAAAAGGACTCCTAAAAAATGAGCGATATAAATAGCAATGAAATCACAGCCGATGTGACCCCAGAAGAACTGGGACAATCACAGGAAGTTGCGGATGTAGTTGATGCCTTAACCGAGGAACAAATTGATTTGCTCCCTGTTGATGAGTACGGAGACAAGTATGTTTCTGTAACTGTTAACGGCGAGGAAATTAGTGTGCCACTCAAAGAGGCGCTTTCTGGATACCAGCGTCAAGCGGACTATACCCGCAAGACACAGGAACTTGGAGAGCAACGGCGACAAGTGCAATTTGGTGCCGCTTTGCAAGAAGCCTTGCAAAACGACCCACAGGGTACTTTAAGTCTGCTTTCACAGCATTACGGCGTTGGACAACAACCCTCTGAAGAAGAGGAATTGTACATGGACCCAGTTGAGAAACAGTACCGACAATTAGAAAGTCGGGTTCAAGCCTTTGAGCAAGAAAAAGCAAGGGCAGAACTTGAGCGGACAATACAGTCGCTGCAAACACGATACGGCTCGGACTTCGATGCCAATGAAGTTGTGTCAAGGGCTTTAGCCATTGGCTCATCTGATTTGGAAGCGGTGTACAAGCAAACGGCGTTTGACAAGGTGTACGAAGATGCTTCGGCTGTTCGTCAACTTCGTGAGAAGCGGGCAAATGAGAACAAGCAGATTACGGACTCAAAGCGTCAAGCATCTGTTGCTTCCACTACTTCCTCGGCTGGAAGTGCGGATGTATCAGCACAACCCATTAAATCATTGCGAGACGCATTTGAAGCCGCAAAACGGCAACTAAGCGTTTAGCGTTCTAACTAAGGAGAAATCATCATGGCATCAGCCAATAGTAACTTTGACCAGTTGCTCTCAACGACCCTTGCGAACTACCGCAGCCAGTTGACAGACAACGTGTTCACTGCACGCCCACTCACCTACCAACTCATGGACAAGGGTCGCATTCGTATGCTTAACGGCGGTACGAAGATTGTTGAACCTCTTATCTACGGCAAGAACTCAACTGTTGCTTCATACAGCGGTTACGATTCACTTGCTTTGACCCCACAAGAAGGCATCTCGGCTGCTGAGTACGAATGGAAGCAGTACGCTGCATCCATCGCAATCAGCGGTATTGAAGAAGCCAAGAACAACGGTGAACAAGAAATCATCAACTTGCTCGAAGCCAAGATTATGCAGGCAGAAGAGTCAATGCGTGAATCGTTCAACCAGATGTTCTTTGCTGACGGAACTGGCAACAGCGGAAAAGACTGGAACGGCCTTGGAAACTTGGTTGAGTCCGGCAACAGCGTTGGTGGAATCAACTCAGCAACTTCAGGCAACGAGTTCTGGCGTTCATACGAAGAGAACACCGCAACTGCGTTGACTCTTGCACAAATGAGCACCGCTTACAACAGCGTTTCGGTTGGTAATGACCACCCAGACACCTTGTTGACAACTCAGACCTTGTTTGAGAAGTACGAAGCATTGCTTCAGCCAAACCTCCGTTACACGGACACCAAGACTGCAGATGCTGGATTCCAGAACCTGTTGTTCAAGGCTGCTCCTGTAATGTACGACGTGCATTGCACCGCTGGCGTGTTTTACTTCCTTAACACGAAGTACCTCACCTTGGTCGGTCACAGCAACAAGTGGTTCGCTCAGACGGACTTCATCAAGCCAGAAGACACCGATGCTCGCTATGCGCTCATCATGTGCTACGGCAACTTGACCTGTCGCAACCGTGCGAAGCAGGGCAAACTCACGGCAAAGACCGCCTAAGACCACTAACTAACAAGGAGAAAATGAAATGCCACTATTAGCAAATGACACAGACGGTGCGGTAACCCGCAAGCGTCTTGAAGCATGGGCAGCAGCAAAGGAAAAGACAACTGTAGTTGCCGCAACCGATGCAGCAACAACCCAGTCAGCAGCAACACTTGTAGCAGGGGGTCCAGTTGTTTATACAATGACACCAACCGCAGCACGTGCGTTGACGACACCTACGGGTGCACAATTGGGTGCAGCAGTAGCCGATGAACCAGTTGGATACTCATTCGAGTTCTCAGTTGTGAACTTGGCTGCTGATACCCATGCTGTAACCCTTACCGCTGGTGCTTCGGGAGTTACTCTCGTTGGTTCAGCAGTTGTTGCAGCAGCATCTTCCGCTTCGTTTGTTGGTGTTTTCACCGCAGCGAACACGGTAAGTATCTACCGCAAGTAATTGAATCGGGGGAGTGGGCGTCGGGCTCACTCCCCTATTTCAAAAGGAGCAATAATGCCTTACAACTATCCACAAGTTGATAGTCACGCTGATGCAGTAAAGAAGTCTGGAACCGTTACAGCCCCCGGCTTGTATGGTAAAAGTCCAACTCCTGTAAAGCAAGACGCAAATTACAAAGTTCGACCAAATTCAGACAAGAAGTAAAGGAAAATCAAAATGCCAAACAGTAAAGCAAATAAGGCTTACACACTTCGTATGACGAAGCAAGCACAGAAGCCATCAAAAAACGACAAGCCAAGTCAGTTTAAGAAGGTTGGAGATTTCCGACCGGGTGGAATGTTCTCAACTGGTCGAATGATTAAGGCTCAACCAGAAACCCGCAAGAAGGCTTCAAAGTCTGCTGGCATGGCTGGTGCAAGCAAGGAAAAGCGTGTTGCTGGTCCTTCAACTCGTGCAAAGACGAGTAGCAAGGCTCCACGTGCGGCTGCAAAGCCAACTGGTGCTCGTGACCGCAACCGTCGCACTTACTAAATAAATCTACATTCCCTCACTACAGACTTCTTCTGTGGTGGGGGATATGTAACAAATTGGGTTAGTTGTATATGAAAAACGCCGTACAAGCCCAATCGTATTACGGAACGCCAGTATCTGGGTTCCGCCTAGCCCCAACAGCGGGAGCAAAGATTGCTGCTCCATCTGCGCCGTATATCGGGCGCAACCGTTGTATCGCCAATGAGGACACCTGTGAGGGTCCGAAGGCTAGGGGCACGGACTATTGCATCGGACATCTAAGGTCACAAGGTCAGGCTAAATGAGCGTAACCCTCACCACTCTGCGTACACAAGTCAGAAACATGGCTGACTTGGATGAGGTGGATTTGCCCGATGTCATCATTGACCAGTTTGCCCGTGAAGGGTTTCAACGCATCTTTTCGCTAGAGCGTAGGTGGCCGTTCCTTCAGGAGACTTACACGTTCAACACGGTTGCCAACCAGCGTGAATACACAATATCTACAATCGGAGATATTCGAGAAATCATTTCCGTAATTGACAGTAGTACTTCTGGTGCTCGTCTTACTTTGATTCCGTATGACAATGCTGAAGAGATTTGGCTGGGGAACACGGATGTTCCCAGCAGACCATACTTCTATGCTTTCTGGGATAAGAAAATTCACCTGTGGGCTAAACCTGATGCGGTTTACCCAATGGTGGTTCGTGCTTACCGTAATCCTGTTTACACATGGTTGACGAACACAGAAGAGACAATTGACCTTGATGAGTGGTTCCACGCCTTGCTTCCCTATTTTGTGCTCGCCCGTGTTTACCAACGCCAAGAAGATGCACAGTTGTCACAAATGTACATGAACTCATTTGAAGAGGGTGTTGGTCTTGCTCGTCGTGACTTGATGAAGGCATCAAGTGCACAACCAGTTATTATGTCTGCTGGTCGCCAATATCCAACTATGAAGCGCTGGTTGCAGACGCTTGGAGCGACACTTGGACAATGAGCAATGTATCCGTTGAACGCTACGACGACTTCACTGGTGGTCTAAACCTTAGGGCAGACCAGTTTCAGTTGGCTCGAAATGAATCACCTGACATGTTGAATGTTGAGGTTGACCCTCGTGGTGGTTTGTTTACTCGTGGTGCTATGCGTGAAATTAACTCTACTGCTGTGTCTGGTACGTGGAATCCGTACAAGTTGCATCCATTTTATGGTGCAACTCCACGAGTTATGTTGGCTAACAGTACTGATGTGTGGCATTCAACTGGAACAAACTTCACACAACTTGCTTATTCATCTGGGAACAACATTGTTGCTTCAAATGTTAATGGTGCTTCTTTTGCTAACTGGGGTGCCAAACTTTATATTGCTACTGGTTATGATGGTACGCAAAGTTATGTTTGGGAAACTGGTGATACATACGCAACTGCAATTAATACCATAACCAGTTCGCATTGGAATAATAATTACAACTCTCCAACAAGAAATAGATTCCCAAAAAGTGAACATATTATTGTTCATGCAAACAAAATGTTTGCTGCAGGGATTGACGTTGATGGCACAAACTACAAAAACAGATTGCATTACTCTCATGAAGCAGAACCACAAGACTGGGCTGAAACAGACTACTTTGACTTCCTTGGTGGTGGTGACGGTATAACCGGTCTTGCTGTGTACGCAGGTCAGTTGATTGTGTTTAAGCCACGTTCTATTTATATTGTTTACGGTTATGAAACAGCAGATTTTTCTGTTGTTGAATTGACTTCAGCGCTTGGTGTTGATGCTCCAACCAAGATTGCTGTAGCAGAAAATGGTGTGTATTTTTATTCACATCCAAATGGTTTGTTTTTTTATAATGGTTCATCCATTATTGATTTGTCGGATAACTTTAACTCTATTTATCCAAACAACTATGTTAACGATTCTGCAACATCAACGATTTCTGTTTCGTACATAAATCGTCGTGTGTGGTTGTCAATGCCTTATTCTAAAATTACATCTGTATCTAATGCAACTGTTAACTTTGTTTTTGACCCAACCATTGGGCAGCGTGGTGCGTACACAATCTTCTCAACTGCGGACAGCCGTGGTGTTATTGGTGGATGCGACTTTACTTCATCTGCAGGAACAACATTCGGTCTTGCAATACATCCGGGTATTCCACGAGTGTTAAGAGTTGATGCCTTTGAAGATGAAACCGATTTGCTTGCAACAGTTGAAACCAACTTTAGTTCTTATTATAGAACTGGTTGGGTTGATGGTCGTTCGTATTCTGCAAAGAAAATGTGGCGCAGACCAGACATTGTTATTAAACAGTCAGATACTGCAAGAACCGTGAATGTCAAGGTGTTTCATAACTTTGAGGAAGCAACTGGTAACGAGCGTAAAACGTTTGATATTTCTATTGAGGCATCTGCTTCTGGAATGTTGTGGGGTGAAGGTTATTGGGGTGTTGGTAAATGGGGTGTTCAGGCTGAAGGTGCACAGGTTGTGCGTGGCTCAAACTTGGGTTTAGCACGTTCTGTTCAACTTTTATTCACTGGTCCAAATGGACTCTCTTGGGGTATTGACAGTATCTCATACAAATTTAATGCACGAAAGGTAACTGGATAATGGCTATAACTATTACACACTCGTTTACAAACGGAACTATTGCTGAAGCATCAGAGGTTAACGCCAACTTTACTGATGTAAAACTTTATGTTGATGGTTTGTCAACTGGAGCAAACATTGATTCTTCCGCAATAACAGCAGCAAAGATAGATACAAATGCTGTTACCACAACAAAAATTGCTGACGGTGCTGTGACTTATGCAAAGTTAAACGTAGATGTTTCAACCTCTTTGGCGGTAGATGACCAGATTATTTTGTCGAGTCAGGTATTTGGCTGATGGATTCCTTTTCAATCCCGGCACTAACTGCGTTGAAATCTACGGATGCCATTGTCATCCGTCAGATTGTCTCGTCTTTGGTTTCTGAGATTGACAAAATTAACAAACGATTAGATGATGCAGAAGCCACTCGCAAAAGAGTTTCTGAAGATAGAAAGGCTCTAAAACAATATGGCGTATGATGCAAGTGCTTTCGAGGCACGTCGTAGAGGTCTTATGGACAAGTACGCATCTATTGGTTCAGCCAATACTTACGGTAACTTTGTTTCACAGCAAAGGGGTCAGCGCAATCTTGCTGACATGAACAAGGGTTTTGAGAAGGCTCTGCCACAGATTAGAACTTCTTTTGGTAAGAGGGGTTCTTTTACTCCAAACGTAAAGACTGGCGCTTTTCAGAAAGCGCTGCAGGACTTTGCAAAGGAAAGAATTAGTGAAACATCACGTGCACAGCAAGACCTTGCTCAACAGAATTCAATGTTTAATTTAGGTCAGGCGCAACTTGGTGATGAATACAAAGTTGGTCTACAGGATTTGGAAGCAGAAAAGGCAAGACAGATTGAGCAGGATGCTCTTGAGTTAATGAGGTTAAGGAGTGGGTTCTAATGGTTAATGAGGCAAATCCAAATCGTGCAAAGAATCCTCGTGTACGCACATGGGGTGGTAGTGCTGACAGACCAGTTGTTGCAACTGTACCTAAGCCGTATGTTCCAACTGCTGGTATGAACACGCAACAGAACATTCGTGCTGGAGAGGCTTACGCCTCGTCTATTCCTTTTGTGTCCAAAGCAAAGCAAGAAGCAGATAGACAGGCTGAGGCTGATAAAATTACTGCAGAAATTCTTGGTGGTCAAAGTTATGGTGGTACTGGTACTCGCACTACTCCATTCCAAAATGCATTATCAATGCTTTCTGGTGGTGGTACAGGTACTGGCAAAGCCACTGGACCTAAAGCGTCAGACCGTCTTGCTAGAGATGAGTTTAATTACAAAAAAGAACAAGATGCAATTGCGGCAAAAGCCAAACAAGATGCACTTCAAGAAATGATTAAACAAATTACTAGTGGTTCTTATGCTGGAAACACTGATGACCTTCTTGCAGAAATTGATGCAATGAATACAACTGGTTCTGCAAATATCAACGATATTTACAATACCGCAATTGAAAATATCGGAGCAGGTTATAACACCGCTCAGGGTTTATTGGATAGGGGTTACGGTGGATTAGAACAATATCTGACCCAAAATCAAAACAACCCATACGCTGGGCTTACTGCACAGATGCCATCAGTCACCAACCCGATGGAAGAGTATCTAAATGCTTATGGTGCAATGTCGCCAGATGTTGCTGGTCAGATACAGGCTGAGCAGTTTGCTGGTCAGCAGAGCGCTGGAGCATTCCAGAGCCTTCTTGACGTGCTTAACGCTAATGCCAAGTCTAACGACTTGTCACGCTTGGCTGAGTCTCGAATGGCACAGAACATGGCAAACACTGGTTTGGGCGCTCAGAGGGCTTCATACACATCACAGGCGGGCAATGCCCGTCAGCAGGCTTTGGCCGATTTGGCTCAACGTATTAATCAAGCCAGATTTGAACAGAAACAGGCTGCTGGTGGTCGCAAGCAAAGCATTATTGATGCGATTATTGCGGCTGGTGGAAGTATCCCTACGACATCAAATGACACCAATCAAGGTTCTGGTTTGAGCCAAGATGTGCTTGACGAGTTGGCTCGTCGTCGTTCTGGCTTCTAGGTAACAAAGGGCTTTAGTTATATGGCACCGCAACAACCTGCCCAGCAGGCAGACTTCTCTACAATCTTGCCTATTCTGGCTTTAGCCATGAATCGTAAGGGTGGTGGGAACTCTGGCGACCTAAGCAACATCTTTAACGAGTTGATGGGGGTTATGTCAAACTCGTATACGGCTCCGTCGCAAATGTCCGATGAAGAGATTATGTCTGTGTACGCACCACAGACCATTTCTTTGCAGAACACCAATGACCCAATCCTTCAGGGAATCTTGGCTGATATTCAGAGCGGTACACCCGCTTTGAAGATTAAGGAAGCAATCAGGCAGGGTATTACCAACGGTTCAATCAAGCCAACTGGTGGACCAAACGACCTTTCTCTGTATGACGGTTTGGTTGATGAATTGTTTGCTGAAAAGAAGCAGGTTGACCAGAAGCGTTATGAGGTTCAGAATAAGCAAACTGTTTACGAACAGTATGGTTTGCCAGACCCATCTGAACAGTTTGATGCTACTCAGTTGTTCCCAGAAACATTTAATCCAATGTTTGACCGTCTTTCCTCAACACAAAAAGATGTTGATAAGCGCATAAAGGATATCGATGTTGCTGCTGGAGACCCTAATGTTTACATTGAGCCAAAGGTTAAGACTGATGCAGATAGGGCTAAGTCAGAACTTATAAAGCAAGGAACATCATTGGGCTTTGGTGGTTTGCCCGGAATGCTTGGAAGAAATATTCTAAGAGGTGTTCAGGCGTTTAGGGATAACAGTGGAGACCCACTTGAAGAACAATATCAATCAGACTTAAATTTGACCGCATCAAATGCTGGTCTTTCACCACAGCAAGTATTGACTGGCACTTCGCCACAGGCGCAGGCTGCACGTCGTAGTTATCAAATCAGAAAACAAAACACCCTGAAGGACTATGAAAGCAAGCAAAAGAAAGATGCACCTAAACTTGATGCTCGTGCAACTGCCATGAATAAAGCAGCCATTGCATACCAGAAAGAACTTGCTGGTGGTGCTGCGCCACAGCGTATGGCTACAACAAGTGTTGGTATGTTGAAAGACCCGAATACCGGCAAGGATGTTGACATGTCCAGAGCGGTTCAAGGTTCGGTCACAAAGATTCCAACAGAGAATCTTCGTGACCCTGTATTGCAACAACAGAAGTTGATGAGTTTGGTTGCACAGAAAGTTCAAGAAGGTTTAGCAGCAAGAGGAGAAACACCATTTAACCAAGCATTGCTTAATAGGATTATTGTTAACCAATCAATGGGTAAATAGTGGCTACGCAACAAGAACTACTTGCGGCGCTTCAAGGTCTTACGCAACAGTCAACAGCGAGGTCTGGTCCACAACCAGTACGACCAGTTGCTAGCACGACTAGAACAACATCGCCTTCTGTAACTGCAAAGTCTCCGACTTTGAGTTCACGTATGGCTGGCATGCAACCAGTTGGTAATGCGGACACAATCAGGGCACGGTCTGGTTTGCAGAATTATGCTCAGCAACAAAGTTTTAACTTCCCAAAACTAACCGACCAAATCAACGCTGCAGCGCAGGGTGGCAATAGACCTTCTGGTGCTTTGGGTACTCTTGCAAGTTTGATTGACAACCCTATTGCTAAGACAGTTCTTGCTCCATTGGTTGTCCTTGATACTGGTCGTCGTGCAGTTATCTCTGGTGTTCGTGAAGTAGCAGACATACTTGATACTGACGACAAAACTAATGCAAGTTTTGGTGACTGGTTTAATCAGACCAAAGACACGACGTATGGTTTTGGTACAGCGTTTCCAATGAAGGGAAACTTTGGTCGTGCTGTTGGTTTGTTTGGAGACCTTGTACTTGACCCAATTAACTGGTTGACACTTGGTTCGAGTATTCCAGCAAACCTTGCGTTGAAGAGTGGACTGACTGCTAAGGGAATTGCATCACGTGCTGTTGTTGAAGGTGCTGAAGAACTTGCTGCACTTGGTCCTGCATACATTGAAAGAATGGTTGCAACCGAAGTTGCAAAAGAAGCAGCAACAGTTGCTGCAACTAAAGAGGGAATGAAACTTCGTGCTTTGATTGGTAAGAATATTACCGGTCGTACATCAAGAACAAATCTTGCAGCACTTGGCGACAGGCTTGGAGCATCTCCTGAATTAGTTCAAGACATTGCAAAGAGGGGTCGTGTTGCTCTCAGGAAGAGCGACGAGGGCCTTGCTCTTGCTGAGAAGATTGGTTTGAAGAAGACTGGTCTTTATATTGCTGGTACACAGAAGAGGATTCCATTTACTGGTCCAGTTGCGGAAGCATTGGAAACAGGTCTTACTGGTATGCGCACTGGGATAATGGGAAGTCGTGCAATGGAGTGGACTGCAGAGAACTTCATGCCAAAGGGAACTTCGGCTGCAAGAAACATGACTGAACTTCGTCGTGGTCTTGCTACTGGAAAGATGTACATTAACGGCAGACTGCAGAAGATGGACCCACAGATTGCTCAGTGGGCTGTTCGTCTTGAGGGTGCAGACCAAGCAGCACGCACACTCACAAACCAAATGATGGACACTTATGCAAAGATTGTTCAGCCAATCCTTGATGACGCTGATGTGACCGCAGTTGGTCCTGACTTCTACAAGTTCCTTGACACCCCAGAGTCTCAGTGGACTCGTGCAATGACTGAGCCAGAGCAACGTGCGATGGCAAAGTTAAGGGGTGCATTTGACCAGTGGAAACTTGATATTGAAGCAAGGTACAGACTAGTTGACGAAAACTTCAGGTTGAAAGGTATTGACAACTACCTTCCACACATGATGACAGACGAGGCTCGTGAATGGCTTGGAAGTCTTTCATCTGCTCGTGCTGAAGACATTCTGAAGTATCTAAAAGTAAACATGACTGACCCTACTGCTTCTTTCCAAGCAAGAAACTTGGTTAAGGATGCAGAGTTCTTTGGTGTCAAGTTGTCGGCAGATGATGTTGAAAAAGGTATTGAACGCTTGAATCAGATTGCCCGTGAATCCGATAGAGGATTCACTGGGCAGTTCTTTGAGACCGACATTGGAAAGATTCTTCAGAAGTACGGCGACCACTATGCGTCGCAATACGGTACCGCAGAGTTTATGCGTATTGCCAAGGAGGGTGGAATCCTTGCTGAAGCAAAAGCAATGGGTTCTGTAACCAAAGAGTGGATGCAGTCACTTGCCGAACACGCAAAGAACCTTGAGGGTGCGGTCACAACAGCGAACAGGGAGATGGCTGTTGCTGGTAGGAATGCACTTGAGGCAATCAAGACACACTTGGGTTCGATGACTCAAGAGGGTGGAGTTGTTGGTAAAGAACTCAAGGGTTTGTTGGACCAAGCAAAAGTTGCTGGCACTCCACAGGAAAAGTTGCTCGCACTTCAGAACGCTAAAGAGTTGATGCTTCGTGCATTCAATAACAGGGCTAAAGCATGGATGGAGTTTACGGATTCTATTGAGGGCCGTACACAAGTTATTGATGTGCTTGAGAAGAGCATCAAAGATTCTCAGGATGCGTATGAAGACTTGATGAATGCCGTTGACACTTTGGTCAACGGTTACAAAGAAAACTATTCACGACTTGGAATTAACCTTACGGATGTTCCGGGTGAAACTCCAGTTCTTGTTGGCAAGGGTGGTCAGTTGCTCGGAATTGGTGACGAGATAATCGGCGCTGATGGTGAAGTCACAACATTGGCTAAGTTTGCAAAGTCACTTGACAAGAAGTTGGAAGCAGCAGACGTTGCTTTGAAAAAGTCTGAAGAAAACTGGAATAAGGTTATGCAGTTGCATAACGTGATGAATGACATTCTTGAGGGAAGAGTCAATGTATCCAGTATTGGTTCTTCTGTGTACGACGAAATCCTTGACATGATTAACTATGAAGGTGTTCGTGCAAAGCGTTTAGTTCCAATGAACGGCAAGAACATTAGAAAAGTTTGGGGCGGAAGAGACCTAAAACTTGTTTCAGAAGACATGCGTTTTATCCGCAACATTCTTGACCCAGATGGAACTATAAGTGGAGAAAAACTTGCACGACTTACCTTGGATGAGGTTCGTGAACGTGTTGCTCGTCAGGCTGTTTCTGTGAACGACCTTACTGAACTTCGTGAGGCTGGAGTTTGGTTGATTGTTCGTGACATGATGAACGACCCAGAGTTGCCAGCACTTCTTCGCAAGGGAATTACTGAGGCTGGTCAAGAGGGTGCAACTCAAACAAGATTCTCAAATCTTGTTGAGTTACTTCGTCAGGCTGATGCAACACAAAAGTATTTGTACGGTGAACTCGGTGACGAGGGTGCAAAAAGACTTAGTGCTGCAACTGAAAGACTTGCAACTCTAAACAGTTACTTAGACACCCTGAATAACAGCACAGACATTCGAGTTAGTGCTAAGGAAAGTGGTTTTGAAGGCGGTGTAGATGAGTTTGTTTATTTCGGAGATTGGAATGAAGAAACCTACAACGCTGCTGTTAAAGAAGTCAATAAACGTATTGTTAAAGAACAAGATGGAATCAACAAACTTCAATTAAGGTACAACAGGCACGAGGCTTCTGCTCCAGCAATTGCAACATCTCTAAATGGTGTTAGAGATGTTATGGCAGATTTGTCTGCTGGTGTTTCCGAGTACTATCTACACCGTGAGACCGTACACAACTTTAAGAGGATGATGGAAACGCTTGATGCGTTTGGTGTTGCACCTACCGAGAAAATGTATAACGCAATTCTTTCATCTGTTGCTAAGCCAGAGTTGGAAGCGGTGTTGTTGTTTGAAACAGAGTCAAAGGCTTTGCGTCAGGTATTCCAAGATATGTCAGACCGCATTCAGCAATTTGGTCTGACAAGGCGTAACTTGTCACAAAAAGACATTACAAGAATTGAAAAAGAACTCATTGACGAAATTGGTGGTGTTCCCACAAGAGACCAACTTCAGCGTGCGATAAATAGTGAGATGCGTTCACAAGACATCACTAGGGCAAACATCTTTCAAGAAGAGATTGCGAAGATATTCCGTGCCAAGGCTCCGGCAAAAGGTAAACCAACTCCAGAGGTTCAGGCATTATTGGATAAGCAGGAACTGCTGAGGAAACACTTCCCAGAGATTGAGGCTGTGTGGTCGCAGTCACGAACTGGAACAACAAGTCAATTGTTCTACAGGCACCCAGAGGCTCGTTCACTGGAAGATGCTGTCATTGGCGAATTACAGAAGTTGAGCATCTTCCCTGACTGGGGAAGACCTGTAGCACGTCGAGCAAGAGTTGCTGACTTCAGTGGAGTGGGCGTAGATAAGGGCCTTGTCCGTAGTGGTAAATCTTCTGCATCTCAATACCAAGAACTTCGTGGTCATATTGAAAAAGCAATCAATACTCTTGAGAACAGCCCAAGAAGCGATAAGAATATTGTAAAAGAATTGCGGAGTCGTTATGCATCAATACTTAAAAATATTGATGATGAGCGCAAGTTGGCTACTGAAGCAGCACAAAACTTGGTTGGTACAAAAGACCAACGTGCAATCAAACGCAGATTGACGGCACTAGCAAAATCACAGGATAGTGATTTTGGTTATGTTGGAATGTTGAAGCGTGCACTTGGTGGTAGCGAAAAAGCAATGTCTGATTTCTGGGGAAGCATATTTGGTGGTGAGGTTTACGATTTCTCCGCAACTCGTGGTGTAAGGCAGTACAGAACAATCACAGAGGGTGATTCGTTTTTTGGTCAGATGGAAGCAAGAATTGTTTCAAGAAAGCGTGGACTCACCACGCTCATAGACGAGCGTGACTTGCCAACAGACATTCTTCTTGATGGTAAGCCCGGCAACTTTATTGATGGTAAGTATGTTCCGGGTTCTTGGTTGCTCAGGAAAGAACTTCGTGGTGCTGCTGCGCTTGCTGACGCAATTGAAGAACACGCAGATGACCTACTGAGGGCAGTTGGTGAAAGTAAATCATATAACTCTGCTGAAAGAGCAGCACAGAGAAGACTTGCTAAGTCTGAAGCAGCAACTGCTGTTCAAGGACCAGAGTTGCCTTCTCGTGCAGTTGCAAGGGAAACAGCAAAGAACATTGTTGCACAGCAACAACTTGACGAGATTGCAAACACACCTCTTTACACTCGTGCACTACGACGTGAAAGCGAACATTCATTTGCGGTTGAACTTGCACGACTTGATGAAGAGACTGCAATTCAACTTGGGTTCACTCCAGCAGAATGGAATTCTCTGTGGGATGAACCAATGCGTCAAACCAATATTGCCAGTCTGAAGTCACGAAGGAAC